AGCGACATCGTGACGGTTTTACCGCTAGTGCGATAGACAGAGGTGTTGACCATGATGGCCTCGCGTGTTTTGCAAAATATACTGCATCCAAAGAGAAAAGCCACCCCGTTTTACCGAGGTGGCTTCCCCTTTCCTAGGACAATTCGACCTTACGGCAGGAACGTAAGATCATAACCGTACACGAACACATCAGCCGTGGCTGCTGCGCCCTGCGCGGTGGTGCAACGCAGATACAACGGGGTCGTCGTCTGCGCGGCGGTCGAGGACGCCGAGAAGATCTTGACCACACTCGCCGACGAACAATCCGTCAAGGCCGAAGCCGAGAGGACTGCCGTGCCGGTCGCGCCCGCGCCGGTGTAGACGGCGAGCTGTGCGGTGGTCAGATCAACCGATGCGTTGGTCACGATCACGCTCTGGACGCTGTAGCGGCCCGAGTCGATCACGTTCATCACGTTATCGGCGACAGAGTTGAGGTTCACAGACTGGAACGACGCGATCAAGCGCAGGGCTTGGTTGGTCGCCAGATTCTGCGGGTGATTGCTGACGGTTGAAGCCGGGCCGGGATTTGCCATGATGGTTTACTCCTTCGGTTAGGCCGCAACGCGGCAAGCAAGTTCGGGGTACAGCGGTGCCCAGCCGTACAGCACATCGAGACGAGTCGGGATCGAGTCGTTGTTAATGGTGTACTGGCGAACGACGCGGATCGACAGGCCGAGTTCCTTGTCGGACGCACGACCGGCGAAATGCACGCCATCCGGCAGCTCAAGATCAGCGGTCGCAAGCGTGAACGCATTGCGGTGCATGATGATGTTCTGCGGGGAAACCGTGCCCGCGTTGTTGAACGGCGTCACAGCGGCGGTGCTGCTGGTGCTGGTGACCGTCACGTTCTGGAACTGACCGCCGGTGATGATCGCCGGGGAAACCGTCACAGCCGTGCCGCCACCCGTCGCCACGTTCGTGGTCGAGGTCACGACAAAGTTGCGGAGCTTGCCCGAGCCATACGCGCTGCGGTTCTGCGGGTTGACCGCATAGACGCCAGCGATCTGGATGACATCGCCTTGGTTCAGCGTGAGCGCCGAGGACGCGACCATCGTGATCGTCGAGGACGAAGCCCAGCCCGTCGCCAGCGAACCCGTGAAGGTGCTGGTGTTGGTGGTGAGCGTCTTGCCCGAGTACGAACCGAAGGTCTGGTTCACGACGTTCTGATCCATGTACCAGTTCATGCCAGCCGAGTCACGGCCCATCATGCCCTTGCGGTACTGCTTGCCAATCGTTTCCGGCGGCACGAACAGACCCTTGAGGCTGTCCACGATGGTCGCCGAGGTGAACGGCTCGATCACGCACGAACGACGGCCATCACGCGGCGCACCTTCGGCGTCGAGATACGCGCCAGCGGTGAGGTAGGTGATGAGGCCGGTCGGCGGGGTGCCAGCCGTGCCCACGATGTTCGCGGTGTTGTTCTTCGCCATGGTCAGACCGTCGAAGTCGATCTTGTTGGCGATAGCAGCCACGGCGGGCTTCAGAACGCGATCCGAGAACATATCCAGCGACAGGGCCAGATCCTGCGTCGTGAACTGGGTGTCCACATGGAACTGCGTCGAAAGCGTCACCGGAACCGAGGTTTCGTTGAAATCTTCGACGTTCAGCGCAGGGCCGGTCGTGCCGATGAAACGGCCCGGGCGACGCACGTTGAGGGTGTTGCCGATCTTCGCGCCCACGACGGCGAATTGGTCGTCGTAGTTGCGATCCACTTCACCCGTGAAGGTGAGTTCGTTCTCCAAAACCATCAACGCTTCGTTGGTGATCTTGGAGATAGTAAGCAATGTATTTGCCACGTTAAATTACTCCAAAAAGGTTAAAAATTACCGAATCCGGCCAGCCTGTCGTGCGGCTTTCCATTGTGCGTAGGTGCCTCGGAATTCCCCATTGGAATCAACCTCGACATCACGCCCGGTGGATGCCGCCTTGATCGGCGTAATCGGCTCCGGCGCATTACTCTTAACAGCGGCAGAAGGCTTGCTTTGAGGCTTGGTTTCGTACCGTGCCTCCAGTTTCCCAATCTCGCGCAGCGCCGAAATGACGGACATTCCGTTCAATTTCTGTGCAAATTCGGGGTTTTCGGCGAGGTGATACAGGATTTTCGGGCCTACATCACTTTCCATGATGGCGTCGCGTATCGGGTCTGTAACCACTACGTCGCTCGACTGCACCATGTCGTCGAAGTCGGGAAGCTCGGTTTTCGCGGCGTTTACGCGGTCGGCCCATGCCTTGACAGCAAGTTGCCTCTGTTCGTTCGCCTTGCGTTCCTGCTCCTCCCGATCCCGCTTTGCCAGCGTCTGCTCGGCAGTCCAACTCGCCAGCGCCTCTGCATATTCAAAGGCGTCGGTAAAGTTTTCTGGCTTGGGTTTATCGGCCTTCGACTCCTGCGGTGCAGGGGGATTTGTCTTGGCCTCAAGTTCCCGTAGCCGTGCCTCCAGAGCCTCCCGCGCCTCGCGTTCTTTCTGGGCTTCCGCCCGTGCAGCTTCGCGTTGCTTGGTGATCTCGGAGAACCGCCGTTCGATCTTCGGGTTCTGTTTGCGCTCCTCTTTTGCCGTCGCCTCGCCTTCGGCTACAGGCGGCTCACTCGGGCTTTCGTCGGCTACCGGCTCGGCAGGGGCTTCCGCCTCTGCTGCCGCCTCGGTCTGGGCCGTCGGCTCCGCTAAACCTAACTTCTGTGCGTTGAACTCGGCTAGATTTTCTGCGGTCACCACGTTTTGGGCGACCTTTGGTTCGTCAGACATGGGTTATCCCCAAGAATTTACCCGCTGATCCCCAACGGTAGGGTGAAACTAGTGTAGTCCGTCCTGCGGTCGTGTCAATTACGTTCCGTCATCGCCTTGAGACGCCAGCGCACCCGCGCCTGCTGCTCGGCCACCATCTGACCGTAGCGTGACTCCAGTTCTTCGCGGGTCGGCAGCGGCATAACTTACTGTTGGACGAACGGACTGCTGCCCATGTGGATGTCGCGGGCGGCTTCCTGCGCGTAGGCGTACTGCTCCGCGTTGCGGCGATTGATCTCGGCCTGTAGCGCACGATCGTCCACTTGCGCGAGCGCCAGCTTGACCAACGCTTCGATTTCGGTCTTGTTCTGGCTGGTGATGCTGCGCGTGTTCTGGTCGTTGACGCGCACCTCGGCCATCGTCTCGGTGTTGTGGGCGCGTGAGGTGACATCCATGAGCTTGCGCTTGGTTTCGCCTTCCTGCCGCATTTCCTCGACATCGCTGCGGTACTTGAGCTGCATCTGCGCGACTTGCAGTTGCTGTTGCATCTGCTGAAGCATCTGCTCCTGCTGCTGCATCTTCATCTGCACTTGCGGCGGGATCGGCGATTTTTCGTCGATCTTGGCAAGCGGGTTCAACGCGGCGAGGCGGTCGGCGATGACATCTGCGCCGGGGAAATCCATGTTGCGGAACATAAGGTCGCCCGCCACTTGGAAAATTTCGTTCTGCGCCATCAGCGGCATCATGGCCTCGACAGCCTGCTGGCGCTTGCTGTTATAGCCGGGGCCGACATCCATGACGACATCGTATTCGCCCACGGTGATGTTGTTCAGCACCTCGCCCGTGGCCGTCACTTCGTTGACGGTGGTCAAGTCGGGCTTGCCGTCTACGCCGATGATGCGAAGGACGCGCTGCGTGTCGTAAATCTTCGGGATAAGGTCAAGGATGATCTTGCCCGTCTGTTTGATGCTGCGCGTCAAGTTGTCGTAAAAATGGAAGTTCGACAGGTCAACCTGTTGCTGCTGGCCGTTTAGTGCCTTGCCGGACACGTTTCCAGCCAGTTCCTGCGCCGGGTCAAAAATACCGAGGACTGTCTGCAAGTCACGGCTGATCGTTTCGGTCGCGGCCATAATGCCAGCGGGGGGCGGTTCGGGCTGCAAGCGTTGCGGCGGCGGCGCGGGTCGTCCTTCAATGTCGGTTTGCTTGTACCGCAGTACAGGCATCGACTTGATGTTAGCCATCGCCCATTCGTTCTCATGCCCTTCGTCCTGCCCTTCTGCAATGACCCACTTGGCCTTCGGCGCGAGCGCGACGGATTCCGTCATGGCCGTGCGCCAGAAGTTATACATACGCTGCGGGTCTTTGGCGAACCGCACCAAACCATACTTGCGACGCTTGCCATCCACGATGGTCTGTGCGCCGTAGCAGGGAACAACCGGGATATATCGGCCCGGCCATTCCTTCTCCTCAAGAATCTGCATTGCGGTCAACTTGCACCACTTGACCTTTTTGCGCCAAGTCTTGCGCTCGCTGACGACGGACACGCCCGCGGCGTCGAGCAGTTCCTGCGACGGCAGCTCGGACTTGTATGCCTTCGTGCCGTCCGACAGCATGACCAGCGTCTCGCGCTCGCGCTCGATGTAGAAATACTCGGCGATGCGGATGTCCTCTTTGGTCACCCACTCGGCGGTGCTGTCGCCCGTGCTGCGCGGCGTGAACTGCACGCCTTCGTCGGCGTCGGGGTACATCTCGCGGAATTTTTCCTTGGCGACGACCTCGGTGATGAGGCACCGCTCGGCGTCCGATCCATCCGGCGCGACGCTGTTCGGGTCGAAATAAACCGTGAAGGCGTTGTCGATGGGCTTGATATAAATCTCTTGCTCGAAACTATCCTCACGGACGTAATCCGTGATGACGCGCCAGTAACCCCAGCCCATACGCACAGCCGAGTCGAACGCGGTGTCGTAGGCGGTGTCGGCGCTGGAGTTGATCTCGATGTGGCGGGTGATGCCTTCGATCACCTGCGCGATCTTGAGGTCGCCTTCGTTGTTGACCGGGTGAACCTTGATGCGCGGGCGCTGCTCGCGCTGCTGGTTCGTGACTTGCCGCACATAGGCGTCGATCTTGTTGATCGTGAGGCAAGGCCGAGCCTCAAGGTTGCGGCTGTTCTGAATCTCGACCGGCCATTGCTCGCCAGCGGCGAACTTTACGTCCTCAAGGGCGGCGGAGCGGTTTTGCGTGTCGGCGTCGGCGACAAGGCGCAGAAACTTGATGGCCTCTGAAATGCGTGGATCTTCGCTCTGGTCTTGATATGCCATCGTTAGCCCATCCAGTTAGCCGCGCCGTCAATACGCGCCTGCGGCCTTCGTTTTACCGGTTCTTTGACGACCATTGC